ATATGCCCTACTTCAAAGCCTGTCAGCCGTGATACCTCTAAACCGCCCGAGGATTGCGTATAAGAGGATATTCCCTGCCTGTGTGTATGTCCACAGACTACGCTCTTTCCGTGTCTCTTAGCGGCTTCTAGGGCTGTTATGCCCCCTTGTGGCTTTATGCTCTGCTCGTCTCCATGCACCATAATCCAGTTTGTGCCTGGTATCTCGTAAGGCTTCTTGTGATACTTGATGCCTAACTCTGGCAGTCTGAGGAAGTTCTCTATCTCTAGTTCAGGTGCGCCTATCAGTCCAGGCAGTCGAGTAGAAAGGGAGTTAAAGAGCCGCGCTCCGTGATTGGATCGTGAGAGCTGTGTGATTTGCAAGTCATACATGACATCAACGCACATGTCTCGGTCTCTGCCGATTGTTTTGGAGTGTTCATCAAAGCCGCTGCTAAAACGCGATATGGTATTGAAATCCATTTCATCACCAACACATAGCACCTCATCAGGTTTGAATTTGCGGATAAAAGAGGCCACATTTTTGACCATGACCGGACTTTGGAAAGGAACTTGAAGATCGGACACGACCACAATCTTCATTTAATCGTCATCCTCGTCATCGTAGTAATCTGGCATGTCTGGCAACCAGTTAGGACTAGGCAAGATTGTGGCAGGATAAGTCTGAGGTGCGGTAATCATATAAAGTGCATGATCGCAGCTAAATCCTGCTCTACGTAATGACTTGTAATACTCATTGAGGCCGATGCAGTATTGATCCAGGGCTGAGTAGTCTGTTACGTCTATGACTTTTCTGCGTGCCATAGGATAAGTGTTACCTATCTAACATTTCTATGATGGTATCAACACGCACTTCTAGTCTGTTGACTTGATCGCGTAAAGATGAGCCACCATTTGTTTTAAGTTCGCTTAGGTAATGCTTAACAAGCCATCGAACTGAAGTTACAAAGGCCGTCACAATAGTTACTAGGCTAAGGCTCAGCGCAGCCCAGTCTTGCGCTTGCATTATTTCTGGATAACTAGCGTTGAAAGGTTTGCTGTTCCTGCTGAGGTAATCGCATAGATTGGATTGCCATGATTTTGGATTACGGTCTTATCACCGCTATCCATGCGATAACCGTTAGCAACAGTTACATCTGCACCACCTAAATAAAGTGTGCCGGATGATGAATGGAAGTGAACTTCCTCAGCTGCCTGGTCATTCGCAACTACTATAGAAGCTGTGGTTGTTACTGTGTAATTCGCGCTAGAGATTGTCATTTTATGATCCTTTTGTTAGTTGTTATTTTTTAGGTGTTGCATATCCGAATACACCGGCAAGGATTGCCCATAACACGGCGCGATAATCAAGTGCAAAGTTGCTTGCAGCCCAAGCAGACAGGAAAGCACCTGCGGTTAGGAATAGTGGGTGTTTCATTGTTTGCCTCCTAGCATAGGTATTTCAAAAAAAGAACCATCCGTGTCAGCCTTACCTTTATTGAAGGAGACGTGGATATGGCTGGTGTGTGGGTTTGACCCGCTGTATTTACGCCACTTCCAATTAAGGATTCGGCTAGCGATTTTGTAATTATGAATGACATAAGATATTCGTTTAGAAGGGTCAGACTTCGCATATGCACGAATTTGATTTGCCAGGTAGATACTTTCAGATTTGTGGTCTGTGAGGTCTGCATCAATATCAACGGCACGAACCCAGCCAGCAGCATCAGGCGTGTGATCTGATTTACTGTCATGCTTAGAGTCTCCGATTGTGCCGTCAGTTCTACGGTCGCGGTTCGGATAGGTGTCATCTACTTGCTCTCGCAGTTGGATTACGCTTTTACTTAAGCGGGGTTTCATCCAAGTAATAAAACGGCTTCATCGGCAGTAATACCTAAACGCTTAAGTAGTGCAGCCCTAGAGGTTGCTTTTGCCGCAACCTCTGCTAATTCATCTGCCTCTAATTGTGAAATGGCATTGTCAATTTCCTGTTGAGTAGGAGCATTGCCTTCTAAAACATCCCATTTAATTGTTGAATAGTCATCGTCAATAAATGAAAATTCAGCATTTGGTTTTAATTTTTTAATTGCCTTTGTTAAATTGGACATTTAAGCACCTATTTCCATAACAGTAATTGTAGATTCATTTGAATCATTTTGAAATACTATTGATTGACTATTTGCCGTAGTTGCTACTTTGCCTTGTATTTTGTAAGTTAAAGCTGATGTAGTTGCTGGGCTGTCCAAATAAGTAGAAGCTGCTAAAACTTTTACTTCCAAACCACCTGTTGAACTTTGGTCATAAATTCCCACCGTATTAGCAGTTGCGCTGTTATTCCAAATACCAGTAGAATTTCTTACAAGTCGCAATATGCCCGCAGCTTCATTTAGATTTCTGTAAACTTTGGCATTACTTGAAAACATAACTAAAATCTTGCTTGTTGCTGATGATGGTGTAATTGAGACGGTCAAAGTTGTATCTGTAAAAGTAGTTGAGGCAACGGTTGTTGAAGTTGTAGTTGTTGCGCTAACCACTTGTAAAACTTTTCCGCCACTTGCGCCGCCACCTATAGCAACCCAAGCAGAACCGCTGTAATATTCGGTTGAGTTAGTATCTTTAAGGTAAGAAATGTTGCCTTCTTGTGGAGAAGTAACTGCCGCGCTGCGGGCCGCTGAATCGGCAAACACCCACACGCCCTGCATTAAATAGCCATTAGTGTCGTTTGCGGTCAGAACATCCCCGTTGGCGAACGTCTTGAATCCTAATCCTGCTGCCATCTTATCCCCTTAATATGTCATTACTGACGTGCCGATTATACCGTATAAAGAACTGCCGATGATGAAACTGTCAATGATTGGCTCACTTGTTACAAACGTGGTATTCCAAGTGCCTGGAGTAATTTCATGGGTAACACCCATACATTGCAAAGTCTTGTCTATAACTGTGCCATCTTGCCCTACGTTCTTGACACGGATTGTGTCGAAGAAGTCCAGGGTTAAAGCTGCTGTTGTGCCAGCGGCATAGTCGGCTGTGTTTAGATCAAGAGTAAGGGCATCAACCCGTAGAGTGGTTTCTGCCCGTGTCGCGGTGTAAGCCTGAGCAATATCTAATGCCTGAGCGTCTGTCTGAACTAGCAAGTCTGTAGCTGTGTAAGAGTGTGGGAAATACTTTATTTGGCTGGCCGTGTTGCTAGCAGTCTGGGCTGTGCCACCGGCACGTGTGATGCTAGTTGTGTTGATAATCAGTTTGTCATCTAGGGCAGTAACAATGTTGCGGTAAGAAATACCTGTGCCGTCATTGGAAAAGAATGTTGGATTAACACCGGACTTGCTTTGAATGGTTGCTCTGCTTAGAAACTCAGCGTTTCCAGATGGATTGATAAAAAACGCACCTTGCTCTGAAAACTCCATGTTTTGAATAGCCTGGAGTGATGTTCGAGAAGTGCCAGGATCAGCCTGAACCGTTGTTGAACCAGCGGCAATAGAACGCATGGATGCTGGAAAGCCGATGGTGTCTAAGATGGCTGTGATGCGTGTGCCTGTGGTCTGGCCAGCTGTGCCACCTGTAACTGTGGTTACGCTGGACATGTTAAACAACCTAAAAGCATCCACAAGTTCTATATCTACATAGCCTATGTTCTGTTCTTTATCCCAGGTGTAGTTATAAGCAGTTGTGTATCCTGAAAATAAAAACTCGCCATCTGCCGAGATACGCACCTTGCGCAAAGGGACTAATTTGCCCGCGTAGGGAGACGTAACTGAAGTCGGGTTCCAATCCCCGTTGGAATCAATAACTCTTATAGTAGCTGTGCCAGCCTGGAATTCTTCTTGAAGCAGGTTATACCCACGTCTAATTGAAACTCTATTGACCTGGTTTGATATATCTATAGTGTCAGCTGCGGCATCTGCCAGCGTGTTGAATCCCAATACACCTTCACCAATTATGAACGGGTAGCCAAACACGGCACCTGAACTAAAGTCAAAAGTTACAACAAGTGTGGGTGTTGCCACTACAAGCCGCCGGAGAAACTCTGAATGGTGCTGTAGTTGTTCTTGTTGCCGTTGGCTGAGTTATTTACTGATGCCACGCCGATACCGTATTGAGCAGCTGATGGATCTATAATTATGCGTAATTCATTAACAGCCGCGTTTGGATTGTTTGAAACAAAGCGGCCACCACCGCTAACTGTATTTGCGGCAGGCAGCCCAAAGTCTGATGGAGCGGTAATTCCATTATAAGTTGTATATGATTTTGTGGCAGCGGCTACTGCTGCTGGTGCTGCAAGTGTAGGAATTGCAATCTTCTGTGCGCCTAACAAGGCAAGTTCATCTCTAAGGCTTCTAACGCCCTTGAGAGCCGCTTGTAGAGCATCTGTGAACCCACCTAAAGGATTGGTTGCAGATAACTTGATTGCAGCCGCCTGTGTAGCCAATAACTGTTGCGCTAGGTTTCCAGCCTCAGTTGCATTGCCTAGGAGGATTGCTTGTTGGAGTTTCAGGCGTAGGGTCTCATCCTCAGTTACTTTGCCCATTAACGCAGCTGTGTTCTGGATTAAGTCCATGTTCATTACGGCTGAGGCTTTATCTAAGACGGACTTAGCCTTAAGTAATGCTGTCTGTTCTTTGACTGCCTTTGTCTGCTTGCCTGCTAGGGAAGCAAGTTCCTTTTGACGTTTAACGGCCGCGGCATCTGCCTTTTGACGTGCCATGATAATTTTAGTTGCAGCAGGAGACATATCCGGCAAGTTGCCTGATTGTGGGTCATAAGGAGTATTAGGTTGTCTATTCTCCAGGAAATTACCTAAAGTTAGTTTGTCTGTCAGGCTAACAATTTTGCCGATAAAACCAGCCATGGTTCCTAGTCCAGCAACAATATCTGCCACGACCTTAGCCATCTTCTCTATGTTGCCTGTGGCTTTTTCAATACTGCCACCGCCGAAGGCATCTGAAATAGCAGTAACTAGTCCAGCGCCAATAATCTCTTTAGCGTTATTTGAAGCAATAGTTAGCGCATCCATCTTGCCAGCATAAGTCTCAGCGGCTAAGGCTGCCTGTCCGGTAAAAGTCTTGTTTAACTTATCCTGAATTTCTTGGAATGACATTGTTGCAAGTTCAGCCTGGGTAAGTCCTAAATTGTATTTTCTAAGTCCTCTAAGGTTGCCAACATATGCCTGCGATAAATCCTGCACACTAGTAGATAAGTCAACTCCTGCACCCGCTGCCGCGTTCAAAGCGGTAGTCATGATTTCTTTAGACTTAGTATATGACTGTGTAACTTGAACTAGTCTAGCCATCGCAGGGCGTAATAGATCATCAGCTACCGCGTAAGTCTTTTCTAGTCCCTGGATAAAGTTTTCTACGTTAGTTGCTTCATAGGCTAAACCTAAGTTGCTTACAGTCTGGGCTAATTGTCTGGCAGCTTTGTCATCTGCAACAAACGCTTTAAGTGATTGCTGGCCATAAGCAAAAGCCTTTTGTGCGCCTAATAAGCCGACATAGCCTTTAGCAAGAGACTTAACGCTGTTAGTAAGTTTCTGGGTGTCTGTGAGTGCCTTCTTGAAGGCTGGCTTGCCTTTGTATTCCGCACCAATACCAACTACTAAATCAACTTTGGCCATTACGCACCACGCCTATTCTTAAAGTTATTAGCTGCATTTTGCAAGGCTTTCATTACCGCCGCAGTTGCTCTGCCTTGATCTCTATTCCATGCTGCAAACATGGCGCGACCTTGCAGTCTGCCTTCACCTGTCATCGGCCCTAAAGCCTGGGCAAAGTTTGGTCTGCTTGATTTCTTACCGCTTGGGGCACGAACACCGGCACGTTCATAAATAGCACCAATAGCAGACTTGTTACGGATAGAAGCTGCATAAGAGAAGCCACGATAGTTAGGCTTGCTTGGGCTTGTGCTAAAGGTAATGCCACGCTTAGCAATCTTAGAATCCCATGTTGGGAATCTTGCTTCACTCATGGCTCTTGGCCGCCAGCCGGATAATGGGCTTACGGAAGGAACAAGGTTTCTAGCGTTCTGCACGATTGGCTTTAATGCGGCAGCCATTTCTTTTTGTGTCTCTTTGGCTAGATCAGGTTCAAAGTTCTGGAGTGCGTAGCGAAGTTGCTTAACGCCGTTTAGCGTTGTTGCCATTGTTCATCTCCTTTGCCCTGTCCTTCATAGCCATCAAATAAGTCTTGAACATTCGCACATCCATATCTATAAAGGATTGTGCAGGAATTCCCGTCTCTAGGCTCATTCGTGCAATGAGGTAGTGAAGGGAATCCCTAGTTAGTCCAAAGGGTCATCATCAAGAACTTCCACACGCACAAGCGAGTCCAGGAAATCTGCGCCGAAAGGTTTGACAGTTTCTCCCGATCTACGGATGCACTCCCAGGCTAACCAATATACGTCAGACTGCTTCTCATCCTCACGGAAGGCTTTGTGCAAGCCTTTCTTGGCATAGATTTCAAAAGCGAATTCTATTGCTGGTGTGATTACGTGAGTGGTATCGCTACCATCCACCCTTACTATTCTTAACTTTGCCATGTTAGCCCTTTTCTTTTAGTTGTTTAGAATGTTCCTGTAGTTGCTACAACGGTTGTGCTGTTGCAAGTGTAAACTAAATCAAGCACTGCCTCATCAGCGACAGCACCGTTAATGTCGGTTAAATTGTCGATAAGAATTGTGCCTGTGTAAAGTTTGTTTGTTGCTGATACTGCTGTGCCTTTTTCTTGTATAGCAGAAAAGGCTACGGTTGTGCCGTATGCAGCTTGTAGAGTCGCTAGGACTGAGCCTGCTGCTGTGTCGTTTAAGAAGCTGATTGTCAGTTGATCGTTTGATAGCCCGGTTACAAATTTTGACGCGGTATCGCCCATCGCTGTTACATTTAATTGATCTGCTTGACGTGTAAGTGTGAAAGCAGTTACGTGATCTGATAAATCAACAGAGTTAATTTTTAACCCGACTTTATTGTTTAGAAAAATTGCCATTGTTTATTCCTCGTCTTTCTTGGCTGGTGCCTTTGGGGTGGATTCAATTTGACCAATCTTTTTCAGAAAAGCCAAATCCTCAGGTGTTAGATTATTGGTCATTTTTAACTCCAACTCGTTAAGATACTCAGACGAATTTCCGTCGTGAGAAGGTCTCCAGCTGTTGAGTCGACCGACACACCAGACACAGAGCCAATGTTATAGTTTAGCGTGGATGCCGCTAGTTTAGTAAACACGTCAACAATAAAATCTTCCATGCTTGCAAGTGAGCCTTGGTTGTCAAGTAGTGGCAAGTAAAGTTTTAAGCGAAAGTTAGCCAGTGGTGCAATAGTTATATGTTGATTATTGCTTGGCACAATATAAGGATCATCAGGTTCTACAACCACGCTGTTGGCCAGCGGTGAGGCAGGTGGAAAGGAAAATACCTGCCATACCGCCGGATTACTTAAAGCCGTTGCAATGGTAGAACGGAGAGTTGTGACGGCAACTGTCATCCGACTAGTCCACCAGGGTTTAAGTAATTCGCAATCAAACCACGAACTCTAGCAAGTAGTGTGTTGCCCATACGGTAAGGTGAAGGTGTAAAGCCATCTGGTGATACGCCACCAGCATTTGAAAGTTGTCTTGATTGCCAGATGTCAACAGCAATTAGGAGTGATGCTTCTCTAACTTCTGGAACTGTAGCAAAGTCTATGTTTGTGCCAGCCGCTACTGTGGCATAAGGTTGGATTGGGTTCTTAACTTGATCTGAACCTGTTGCTGCGTAGCTTATTGAATAGTTGTAAGCCGTCAAAGAATAGTTTTGATAATTAAGGGCAGATACTTCTAGCGCACCGTCAATTTCAGTAATTGTCTTAGTGCC